AGGAGCTTGCTCTGGCAAAGGCTCACAAGGCTGGCAAGATCGAGACTGACACGTACATCGAGTACCAACAGAAAATCACCGCAACTCGTAATGAACTGACGCGCTTCAGTGATTCTCTGACCCGCACCGGAAATACTGCAAAGCAAACTGCCGCCGCACTTCGTGGGGTGCCCGCCCAGTTCACCGATATCGCGGTGTCGCTACAGGGAGGCCAAGCTCCTCTGACGGTTCTTCTTCAGCAGGGCGGCCAACTAAAAGACATGTTTGGCGGTGTCGGTCCTGCCGCGAAGGCGTTGGGTGGATACGTTCTCGGCTTGGTAAATCCATTCACTGTTGCGGCTGCTGCAGTCGGAGTACTCGGACTTGCTTATTTCCAAGGCTCGAAAGAGGCTGACGCCTATCGCAATGCCCTGATTCTCTCTGGCAACGCTGCAGGCACTAGCGCTGGAGCCATTGGCTCGATGGCCGCGAACGTGAGCAAGTCTGTGGGAACCATTAAAGCTGCATCGGAGGTGTTGGCTCAGCTGGCAGCGTCGTCGAAAATCCCCGCATCCTCTTTCGAGATGATCGCGACGGCCGCGCTGAAGATGGAGCAAGCGACTGGGAAGGCCGCGAGCCAAACCGTGGCCGAATTCGAGAAGCTGGCGAAAGATCCGGTGAAATATTCGAAAGAGCTCAACGAGCAGTACGGCTATTTGACTGCCTCCACTTACGCGCAGATTGAGGCTTTGTCGAAGCAAGGCGATCAACAAGCGGCAGCAAACTTTGCTGAGAAAGCCTACGCCGAGGCCGTTGACTCGCGGGCCGAACTGATTAGAAGCAAGCTAGGTCTTGTCGAGACAGCCTGGGATGACGTGAAATCGGCCGCCAAGGGGGCTTGGGATGCGGTTTTGGATATTGGCCGCGAGGACACTTTTGAGCAGAAGCTGGTAAAGCTCGAGGACCGCCTCAATCGTGTGCGAAACGCGAAGATACCGACCATCTTCGATGACAATCCAAACCTTGGCGAGCTTGCCAGCGGAGAGAACGGCGCGCAGTCGGATATCACTGATTTGTATGTTCAGAAAGCCGAAGACGATAGGCGAGCGGCCGCCAAAGCTGAGCTTCTGAGACTGGACAAGGAATCGATCGCAAACCAAGAGAAACTTAGCGAGGCTCTGAAAAGCTCAGCCTCGAACGCCGATAAGCTGAAGGCTCGTTATGCAGAGATCGACAAGCAGATCGCGTCCGCCAGTCGACGCGGAACTGCTTATTCAGAGACCGAAATAAAGCAGCTTCGGGATGCTGCCGCCAAGCAGTTTGCAGACCCAAAACCAAAGGCTTACACGGAGAACGCCGGCCAGCGAATGCTCGATGAGGCGCGCCAGCGCTATGCAGTGCTTCAACAGCAGAGTTCTTTGATTGGCCTGCAGGCTGACGGAACGAGGTCCTTAGGCGCCGAAGCAAAAAAGCTGTTGGAGCTGGAGCAGCAGATTGCCGACCTAAAGGACAAAAAGACTCTTACTGCTACGCAAAAGCAGCTTCTGGTAATGGCGGATTTAAACCTTGCACAGCAGAAGCAGAACGCCGCTCTTGAGAAGGAAAACGAGTTACGGAAGATTGCGACAGAAGAGGTGCAGAAGCTCGCAGCATTCCAGACCAACCTGGCCAGCCAGCTCTCTAAAGCCCAGATCGGCCTGGATAACAACTTGGCCGGCATGGGCATGGGCGATCAGATGCGCCAGCGCCTGCAGGAGCAGCTGAGCATCCAGCAGCAGTATCAAACGCAGCTGGACGCGCTGGAGCAGCAGCACAACGAAGGCCGGATCAGCGACAGTCTTTACGGTAAGGAAACGGAAGCCCTGCGTGCGGCACTCCAGCAGCGGCTGACCATGCAGCAGGGATATTACACTGCCGTTGACCAGGCCCAGTCTGATTGGTCGCTCGGAGCATCCTCGGCGCTTCAGACCTACGCCGAGCAGGCCAATGATGTCGCTGGGCAGACCCGCAACCTGTTCACCAATGCTTTCGGCAACATGGAAGACGCCGTGGTGAACTTCGTGAAGACCGGGAAGCTGTCGTTCAAAGACTTTGCTGATGGCGTGATTTCTGACCTCATCCGTATCCAGATACGCCAAGCGGCTGCCGGGTTCCTCGGCATGGCTTTTGGCGCCATCACTGGCGGTGGTGGGGCGGCTCTCGGGCCGGCGGTCATGACCGGCAGCAGCCAGACCATATCGCGCGTCGGCTTCTCTGGCGGTGGATATACCGGCGATGGTGGCAAGTTTGAGCCGAAGGGCGTGGTTCACGGCGGGGAGTTCGTTGTGAAAAAGGAGGTTGTCAGCCAGCCTGGCGCGCGTGAGTTCCTGGAGCGCATGAACGCCAACTCGAATGGATACGCTGATGGCGGCCACGTCAATCCTACGCCCGCAGCAGCATCCAGCAGCACCACGCAGAGCATCGCAACCAATGGCGGATCACCGACCATAACTCAACAGTTCAGCTTCCAGGGCAACCCTGACGATGCAACCATCAGCCTTGTGAAGGATGCCGCTTATCAGGGCGCCAAAGGCGGATACGAGATGGTGATGCGTGATTTGAAGCAGAACGGACCCATTCGCCAGCTGATCGCACGGCGCTAAGCCTTTAAGGAGTAACGCATGGCTCTTACGTGGCCTGCTTCGCTGCGCCCGTCAGAAATGACGTGGGGCATAGTCAATAATGGCCGTGCGTTCACGTCGACGCTTTCGAATGCTCAGCAGATCGTTGGTTACCCGGGCGCCTACTGGCAGTGCACGCTGACCTTCGGTTTGCTGACCAGAGCCCAGGAGCGCGAGCTTTCTTCATTCCTGGGAAAGCTGGACGGGATGTTCGGCACGTTCAACATGCCGGCGTTTACCCGTCGGCGCACGCTGAGCATTGGATCGCTGACTGTTGTGTCGGGGAATGCACAGGCAAGGTCGATGGTCGTGGCTGGGGCTGCGCCAAGCTCGGCGATATTCAGTTCGGGCGACTACATCACGGTGGCAGGCGAGATGTTCGAGGTTACCGATCCTGCCGCGTCAAGCGCCCAGGGCCAGGTTACGGTGATGCTCAATAAGCGCATCAGAAAAACCCTTACCGCCGGTGCTGCAGTTGAATACCTCAACCCGTATTCCGAAATGCGCATGACGTCCGATACCTGGTCTATGTCCGTCAGGCCCGTTGTCGCCAACGGCTCATACCAATTCAGGGAGGCGTTCTGATGCCATCAGCTTTTCCATTCAGCCAGAGCGTGGTGAACATCATAGCTACCGGCAAGTTCATGCCGGTGTACGCGGTACAGCTGGACTTCGTCGACGGCATGGTGTTTGCGCATACCGGCACCGGTCAGTTGGTGGTGGACGGGATCACGTACGAAGGCGTCGGCGATTTCGGCCAGGTCAGCCAGTCGCAGGAGAGCGACAACTCTGGCTCGCCGATGTCTGTGGACCTCACGCTGAGCGGCCTTGACGCCTACATTCTCTCTGAAACCAACATCAGGGGCTGCAGGGGCAGGGCGGCCAAAGTCCTTTTCATCGTCTTCGACGAGGCCGGTAACTACGCCGCTGACATTTTGTTCTCGGGGCGGATGGACGCGGCCAAGTTTTCGTTCGCCGGCAATGGCCAGGAAGGCAACAGCATCACGGTTCCGGTGGTGGACCGCATGGCCGAATGGAGCCGCACCGGCACCGAGCGCTTCACAGACGAAAATCACCGCGCACGCCATCAGGGCGACCGCTTCTTCTACGCCATCGCGCAGATGTCCGAGTGGCCAATCTACTGGGGCTCCAGCAAGGACGCGCCGGCATTCACCTACGGGGATTAGCGATGCGATATCGCGATTGGACCATGCGTCTAAACGAAACAATCAAGGCTGCCCAAGGGCGGCCTTTTTTATGGGGAGAATTTGACTGCTGCCTATTCGCCGCCGATTGCTCTGCTGCCATATGCGGTGTCGACCCGGCTGCTGACTATCGCGGCAAGTACAAGACAGAGGCCGGTGCTAAGCGCCAGTTAAAGCGAAAACACGGAAGCCTGGAGGCAGCGTGGGACGCCTGTTTTCAAAGGGTTTCGCTGGCATTCATCCAGCGTGGCGACGTGGTGCTGTACGACGCCCCGGGAGGCCGGAGCATGGCCGTCTTCTGGGCGGGTGATTACTGGTCGGCAACCGATGACGGCGCCCACCGCATTGAGTGCGAGCC